GTCAGCTGCAGAGCCTGAGGAGCCTTGGTGTGAAGGGTTTTGAGCTGGGCCATAGTCAGGGCGGAGGTGATGGAGAAAGTGGTTTCGTTGATTTTGACAGTAGACATAATGTGTGTCCTTTCTTTGGCGTGTAGCCAATGTAAAAAAAATATTTGCAAGTGCGGAATGCACGATTGCTTAGGTTGGGGAATTGATGAGGGAAGCGAGTTCATGCCAGGCTTCGCGGTAGGTGTCGGCGGACTGGATGAAGGTGGGGCCGTCACGGATTTCGTAATGGCCGTGGGTGGGGATGATGATGTACATGAGGGTCAACTCCTTTTGCTTGCGAAAACTTGTAAATAATAGGGTGAAATAGAACCTGCCAGACGGGGCAGGGCGGGGAACAAATTATAATAAGGCTGGGATGCGCTGTGAGAAACGAGAAGAAAACGGGCGAGAAACTGCATGACCACAAGGAAACACGGCCTGTAGGGGCTGTGTGGGGCGCTGAGAGGGATGCGGTTTCATGCTGGCGGGTGACTTTGTGATTTTGATTATATACAAGTTTTCGCAAATATTCAAGCCGTAAAAATGTTGCTTGATGCGGTGAGAATGTTGCATGGCCGATGACAAAATATGTTCGTTTTTGGGCGGTACAAACCCGGTGAGGTGGTGGGTTAGTAAAAGCAATGTTCCAAAACGGCCTAAAAATTGCGTGTCAATACGACTAGGAAGGTTCAAAATCGGGCTGAAAACAGCACGTCAATAGCGTTTATATATAAAGATAAAGAAAGATATATAAGAGGGCGGTGCGTCCGGCGTTTGGAATGGGAACGGGTTTTGCGCTTGTGTTACGGTTTTGCGGGACTCTGGGGTACGGGTTTGTAGGCAGCGCAGGTTTTGGTGGCGGAACAGGAAACGGTGTTCGTTTTGGTGATAGGAATGGTGGGTGCGATGGGAGGAGCGGCAAGGGTGGTGGCGGACTGGAGAGTGAGAGGTTTCGTTTCGGCTTTGGCTTCCGTCATCTTGGTAGGTTTGATTTTGCCGTCAATAACATCGTGCAGGTAGTTATAGCAGCCGATGACGAACAGCGACTTGCGAAGAGGGTCAGCGAAGAAATCATCAATGGTGTAAGGATAAGAAGCTTTTTCGTGAATGGCTTCATTGCTGTAGTTGTAGCCGTAAGAGTAAACGGTGGTGGGGCTGTGGCGGACATTGAATTTGCGGGTGATGTAGTTGCAGCCGAGCTTGACATAATTCATGAAGGCGGCAGAGCTGTAGTTGAGGACATCGCGGACGGGAAGAGAGACGGGGAAATCAGCAGCGGCAATAATTTCATCGTAGAGGGTGACAATGCGTTTTGCCAGGCCGGTTTTGGTGGTGAGGAACCAGTCGTCCTGGGTTTTGAGCTGGCGGATGGCGGCATCAAGAGCTTTTTCGGAAGTGATTTTTCTTTCAAAGTCAGTCATGGTAAGTAATTCCTTTCTTGGTTTAGAGTTTGATGGCAAAAAGAAAAAGCCTTGCGGGTGGGCAGGGCTTTTATAGTGGAGTGATTTAATTAGAGGCTGAGCTTGGTCGGGTTTTCATCGGCGATTTGAAGGACGCGATAGAGAATATTGGAGATGGTTTTATTGGTAAGAGCCAGCAACTTTAAGGTCTCGGTATCGCTGGTGCAGGCAAAGGCTTCAAAGTGGGAATTAAGATAGTCAACATAAGAGCTGAGAAGAAGAGAATCGTTTTCGTCGTGGTAGGCTGTTGCGGTATCGGCAAGGATGCGGGTACGGGCAAGGGCAGAGATGACGGGGGTGTCACGGAAGTTGATAGGATTATAGCGGTCGGTCACATGATGAACGGTCCATTTTTCTTTGCCGGTACATTCAAGGATGAAAAGGCGTGCGGTACTGTACTCCAAGTCGGTATCAATATCGTTCTGGACAGCATCAATCTTATCAGGGGTAGGGTCGAGATTATAAATGCTCTGGCCGGAAAGTTTTGAGATGAGAAGCAGGCGGGGATGACTGGAGGAAAAACCTTCACGGCTGCCGTTGTTGATGTTGGAAAGATAAGCGGAGGCCATGAGAAGGTCCTCACGGGAAGCGGGGGTGGGGTAAATGAATTCATAGAGGAAGGAGGTGAGCTGCTGAAAATCCATGGGGTTGCGGTTGACCTGAAGAACCATATAGGGTTCATTGTCGGCGCCGAATTGTGTGGCCGGAGAGGTAAAAGTGCGGAGCTGGGTGAGGGTGATGTGATGAAGCATGGTTAGTCCTCCTGCTGAACAAGGTCTGCAAACTTAGCTTTGGCAACTTTCAAGGCAGATGAATCGGTAATCATGGTTGGTAATTCCTTTCTTGAATCGTTTTGCACCGCAGGTTAGTGGACGGCGGCGAGGACGGGGGCGGCGGCACAGCAGAGGGTTTTGCAGCCGATGACGCGGCCTTGGGTATCGCGGACCATACAGCAGGGGTAAAAAACATCGGAGCGGGTGGGAACGCGGGAAGCAACAAGAGCACTGACAATGTAAATTGTATTGGGCATGGGGTTTGGCAGGTTTTCGACATCGCCATAGTAAGAGTGGGAGATGGGGATGGTTGTACCGGAAGCGGTGGTGAATTCGCCGTCGGAGATGGATTCAACATAGACGCGGGCAACCACGCCGAAGGGCTTGATGGAGGCGGTGCCAATGTTGATTTCGTGCGGGGTGAGGTTGAGAATTTGGGTAGACATGGGGCGGTACTTCCTTTCATGTTGCGCAGCTTTGTGGCTTGCGGATTCGTTTTGAATTTACAATTTGTTCATGATATTTGTTATGATGGTAGAATTTATGCGGATTTTGACTTGAAAAGTTTGGTGGAAACGGAGAAATAATTTTGTTTTGCGGTTTGGTTTATGATTGGATTATACAACCAAACGTTGTGATACGCCAGTGCAAAAGGTTGGACATCAATAATGATAGCGGCGTTTCAAATCGTATTCGCCGTTGGGGGTGAGGCCATCGGGGGCGGACCAATCGCAGGCATCCTCTTCGTTTTCGGCAGAGGGGCGAATGATGGGCCAGGTGACGACATAGCACGGGGCGGTGAAATCCTTGGCGATTTCGTTGGGGCAGATGGCTGTGGCAACGTACTGGGCGATACCGTGGTAACAATCATAGGCGCAGTAGGCTTGTTCCAGGAGGATGAGGGGCTTACCGTCATAAGAGCAGGCACCGTTGAGTTCCAGGCGGGAGAGTTCGGACTGGAGGTTGAAGGGGTGGCGGGTTTTGGTTTTCATTTTGGTTCGACCTTTCTTTAGCAGACTGTGCTGTTATGAATTGGGTAGCGGCGTTTGCGGATCATGGGGCAGATGTGTTCATTTTCAATGTAAGCTTTGCGGTCGGCTTTGGCTTCCCGCATTGTGCTGCACTGGGTAAGGACTTCAAGGCCGTCACGCAGGGCACTGAAGATTGCGTCTTCGTTGTAATGGGCGGACGCTTTGTTATAATCGCGCTGCCAGGTGGTAAAGTAGGTCCGGATTGCTTTGGATTCCAAATCATTTTGGAGGAAGGCAGGGACCTTGCCGGAATCATACTGCTGCCAGGCTTTGGCAAAACGGATATCGCCATAGATGCGGGAGGCCATGTTATAGGCGATTTTCTGCTCTGCGGTGCAGACGGACTTATCCACGCCACGGATTTTGTGGTATTGCAGTTTCATTGCGAGACTCCTTTCAATCAGAGAATAATCTGGGTGCCTTCATCCAGGGACTTGCGGAGGGTATTGGCAAGCGCGTTGAGGTCCGTGAAGTTTTCATTGGGCAAGGGAGAGTTGACGGCGTGATAGGCAAAGGTTTCAAACTGGCTGCGGGTGATGGTGCCGGAGTCGGCCAGCTTAGCGAATTCAGCGAGGGAACTGGCGGTAGGCTTGGGCTGATGAAGAGCGAGGGCATCCAACATTTCCGGCTTGACCTCCGTGTAGCCAACGGTTTCAACATGCTCATCCGGGAAGGCCGTTACGATAACTGTACAGTTGGGAACGGTGTGGGAAACGATACGGGTGGCGGTGAGATCCGTGATGGTTTCCAGCGTGGTGAAGTGACGGTCGCCGGTTGCGGTTTCATAATAGACGCGGAACGGGGTTGTTTCGGGGTCGAAGAGGTCATCGGCAGGCCGAATGCGCAGGTCTAAATAGTGCGCGGGGTTCTTTTCGATTGCGGTGCGGCACTGGTCCAGCACATTCACTGCGGCGTTGGAAAAGCACTTGAGGTCTTCGACCGACTGGGATTCATTTTCCAGCCAGGCGCGGGCACTCTGGCGGGCTTGACAGGCGGCGGGACGGGTATTGAAATAGCCGATGATGGTGGGCAGAATCGGTGAGGATGAGGGCATAAAGAGAATTCAACATTTCTAGGTACTTCCTTTCATTTCATGCTGTTTTTTGGCAGGGGATTCAATCGGCATCCATGGCCAGAGCGTATTCATCCGACTGGCCAAAGACGGTGAGGGTGACGGTTGCAGGGCTGGACGGGTCATAATCAATTTGGATGTTGGTCATAACCAGGCGGCAGGTGGCGGCGAAGGTCAGGAGGATAAGGCCGAGGGAGAGGAGGAGGGCGGAGAGAATGCGGCGAGGTTTCATTTGGGGGACTTCCTTTCATTGGCAAAGCCGATTCAATTTATGATGCAATAAAAAACGCCCTGGCGGTGAAGTCAGAGCGCAGAGAGCTTATTCATGATATTCATAATGGGATGGTGGGGTCAGGCCGCCTTGCGGTGGGTGGCGGTGCGGTGCTTTGCCGCTTTGGGTTTTGCCACTGGTTTGTGAATGGCATCCACGGTCAGAATCAAAACGGACAGGGAAACGGCCAACAGGATAAAGGGGTGGCGTGTGGCCAGGGCGGGAAGGCCAAAGAGAATGGTCAGGGTTACGGCGGCAAAGGCCGTGAAGCGGGCGAGAAGTTTTGTTAGCTTTTTCATGATGAGCATGATTTACCTCTTGATTTTCATTTCATTCGTGGTATAATAGAATTGTGTTTATGTAGTGTTGAACATACAATGAAAGCCAACCTTGTGGCAGAGTTGCTAACTGCCTTTATATCAGGGTTGGCTTTCACTGTATCGTGTCGGTGAATCCGGTGTATTCTTTGACGCGGGCAGAACGGTAAAGGTGAACCTTAAACCGCCGGTCTTTGACAAGTTCAGTCATGGTTAGGCCGTTCATTCTGGCGGCGATTTGGATGGCCCGGCCTTTTGTTCCGGTGCTGTCTGCCACGCGGCACAGTTCCCTGGTGTGATGGGCAACATAGAATCCCCCTGTTTCATCTTGGTAAACAGCATAGGGAAGGGGAGTAGAGCGTGGCCTTGCAGGGCGGCGCGGCTTTGAAGCGGTTTTCATCTTGAATCATCCTTTCAATGCAGAATAAGAGTTACTGGGCAAGGCGGTAGACTTCCATACAGTCGATGCTGATGGGGTTCGGATAGAGGGAGTCGGCAACGGTTTCATCCTTGTCGGCAGGGTCAAAAGCCAGGCAACGGACGCACTTGCCGGGCAGAAGGTTCAGAATCTTAGTCTCAGCACCGCCGTTGGAGTAGGCGGAGACAGTCGTGCGGTAAATGGTGCCGTCAGAGAGTTGGAAACGGACAGGGAAGGGGCGCAGTTCTGAGCAGGCCGCCTGGTTGTAAGCCCCGGCGACAGCCCGCTTGATACTATCGCAGAAGTCGGCCTCAGAGCAAAGGCCACGGCGCAGGACGCTGACAAGCTTGAACAGCTTTTCAGCGGCTTCGGGGTTGGCTACAACTTCGGGGTCGCTGATAGAGTCGGCAAACAGGTACAGGGTGGATTCTTTGATGGAGTTAGACATGGTTGTACTTCCTTTCATGGTTTGGTTATTTTTGGATATGGCAGTGGGATGCTGTCTTCCCCCGGCCCACTAACTCCGGGCATAGTAGTGCTATCAAGCGGCAGCATTGACAGTTTCAGTCTTGGCAGTTTCAGCGGCGGCCTGGGCTTCCTTCTCAGCGGCCTTCTTGGCTTTGCGCTCTTCGGCCTTTGCCTTGCGTTCGGCTTCCTTCTTGGCGTTGTACTCGGCACGGGTCAGGACGCACTCCCCGGTCAAGCGGCCATAGATGAAGCGTTCAAACTCTTTACGGAACGTGACTTCAGAAACTTCGCGCACTTTGCCGGTTTTTGTCACGAGGGTCAGCAGGGTTTCAAAGTCGTTGCGGCCTACTTTGAGCCGGGTTTCAGACTCACCAAGTTCGAGGTAAGACAGGCACTTCTTATACGCTTCATAAATCGGGCGGGGGATCAGACTGCCCTTCTCTGACGCCGTGTTATTGCGGCAGGCGGCAACGTGGTCGCCAACAACGAGTAGCAGGGCTGCGCAGTCCTTGCGCCAGTTGTCAT